GGAGATAATTACAAAATGTCTAGAATTTAATATAGTTGAGGAAACAGATAGTAAATATCCTATTTATTTTGTATATATAAACGCATTACATGATTTTATAAAGAATATATTAATTCATATTAAAGGAAAATACATATTAATCACTTATTCTAAAAATAAACCGGTTCCAAATGGAATAATGAATAAAGAAGATGCGATAAAATTTATAAATGATGATAGATTGTTGAGATGGTATACGACAAATTTGAGTATGAATATACCAAAAGTAGTAGGATTACCGATGGGAATGGATTATGGAACATTAAAGAATGTGGAATCAAGAATTCAGGAGGAAAGATATAGAGAGATAGTGAATGAGATGGAACCTATATATAATAGAAAACCGATATGTTATTTTCATATGAGATATCATTTTATAAAGAGAAATGATGATGATATATTAGAAAGTGATATTTTTAATAATGAATGTATATATTATGATAATGAGAGAATAACAAAAGAGGAGGTGATAAAGAAGATATCGGAATGTATGTATGTGGTAATAGTGCAATCATATGATACTTCGAAGATTTGGGAGGCGTTGGGAGTGGGAACAATACCGATAATATTAAGATCGAGTTATATACCTATATATGATGGATTACCAATATTAGTGGTGGATAATTGGAATGATATAAATAATGAATTATTGACAAAAACATTATATGATGTATGTGAGAAGGGAAGTAATGGTGAATATATAGAATATTTGGAAAAATTGGGATTGGAATATTGGATGAATGATATAGCAAAATATAGTATAAAATTGGAGAGAAATTTCAAACAATATAGAGGGTTATTATGTTATATGAAGGAAACGACCAAGGAAGATGAATTGTATAGAATAGAGAGAATGTGTAAAAAGATAAAGAAGATGAGAGATTTGGGGTCAAATATAGATATAGAGATATGGTTTCAAAGAGAATGTGAATTATCAAAAAGATTAGATGGAGAGATAAAAGATAGAAAATTAAAGATGGTAAATATTAGATATTTATATAAGAATAATGAAGATGAAGATGAAGATGATATATTGTATGATAGGATGAAAATGATAAGAAAGACATATAAACATGAGATAATAATAATAGAGGAGGATCTGGAGATAGATAATAGATTGGATTATATATTTAATGATAAAGAATATATAGAGACAGGATTATATTTTATAAAGGAGAGATTAGGATATTATTATAAGAATTTACATAGTAATATAGCAAAAAATAGTAAAGATCCATATAGTAATGTAGAATATTATATGAAAAGTTGTATGATATATAGAATGTTTATAGATAAATTTAAAAAGAATAAAAAGGAAGAGGATATATTACCATTTCCAAAAGAATGGGAATATATATGGGATAATACAATACCGTATGGTGATGAGAAGGGTTCATATATATCAAATAAATGTATATATATAAATAAGAAAAAGAATAAAGAATATTTAGAATTTATTTATAATATATTAAAGACGAATAAAGAGTTATTAAAAGATATTATTATAGATGAAATAGAATTATATTGGATTACAGCATATATATTTAATCTATCCTATATAGTGAATACAGAAAGTAAAATAGAACAATCACAAAAATACATACAATATTCATATAAAAATATACCTCTCTATCATCATTCTTATTAATACACCCTTTTTATAACACAGTTTCATCAATATAATAATAAAACAATATAAACACATATATTTAAATTTAATGAATGTAAGAAAATGGGTATATGTTTATCAACATATTGTTGTATAGAGGATGAGTGTGAATATTGTGGTGTATCATCGAGATATTATAGTTCGATAGAACATAGAAATCGTCCATCATGTAGAATGAATAAGAAACGTAAAAAGAATAGAGATGGAAGTGGATATCATCGATTTATATGATATATGATATAATTTAATATATAAAGATAATAAAAAAATCATATAATATAATAAATAAAAAATAAAGATGATAACAAGATGGGAACAAAAAGAAAATGGTTCATGGAAGGGATACATTCGTTTTACAAAAGAAGATAATAAACAAGAGGAAACAATTGATGAAACAATTTCATCATCATCATCATGGTATAATCCATTTAGTTGGATTTGGTAAAATATGTATATAAAAATAGATAGAAATGTTTTAATAATGATGGAAGATTTAAGATATAGGTTATTTCAAGTGGATCATATATAATATCGGTTGAATAATCTGATATATGTGATGTATCTATTTTATTAAAATAACTTTTTATCATGGTATATATAGACATAGAGTATTATATCATATATTATATACATATTTATAAATCAATTTTAATACATATTAAATAAATAATTTTAATATAATATACTCAGGAACATGGTAATGATATATGATAGAAGAAATTCAATAGAACCATCTGATATAAAAAAATCATATAATAAAAAAAGAAAAAAGAATAAAAAAAGGAAAAATAAAAGAAAAAAGGAAAAACAGAATGATCTAGAAAAGGAAAATATGATGAATGATGTAGATATAGAAGATGAAAAAAAAGAAACAAAAAAAATACGAACAGATAATTCTATAAAAAGAATAATTAATATAGAACGTAAAAAACAGATATTTAAAGAAAAAATAGAGGAGATAAGAGAAATGAAAAGAATTGAAAAAGAAAAAAAAGATAAAAAAAGAAAGGATAGAATTATATTTGGATTCAAATTAGTAGGTTCTGTATTAGGAGCTGTTATTTCAGTAGTTATTTTTTAATAAATACATTAAGATATAGTATATATTTTATGTTAATGTATGAAATGAAATGAAAAATCATTTATGTAGTGATTATATAAATATAGTTATGAATATATTTACTTAAATATGTGTAATATTACTTAATTCTTGTATTATTTTTTTATTTATTTTATTTCCTTGTGTTGGAATATATATAGATGTTAATTCTTTCGAGAGATGATCTATTTTATCTATAGAATTATCTTTATTCTTCCATTCTGGATTTGATAATTTCCATTCATGTAATGTATTTAATTGAATGTTATTTATTTTATCAAGAGCATCCATTACTTTTTTATGTTCATAATCTGTATCCCATTCATCATTATCTTTTACATAAAAATGCTTCCTTTTTATATCCGTACAATGAATTGGTCTTTTTGTTGTTTCAAGTTCTTTAAGTTGTTTAAGTAATGAATTACGTATACCTTGTATATAACCTTGTTCTTTGATACATTCAAGATCTTCGAAAGAGATAGATAGATTTTTGATGAAATCGGATATATTCATTGCATCCTTACAATCATTATTTAAAAAGGTAATAATATTTACATTCTTCTGATTTATTTGATTATTATATTGATTATATTGAATTATATTATTCGTACTCATATCCTTTTCTATTATCTTTTCCTGTAATATTTTATTTTCATTTATTAATTCTTTTACCATTGAAGATAATAACTGTATAGATTCATTTGTATTATCTATTATCATATTTTTATTCATTTCACTACTATTTTCATTTATTTCATTTTTTATATGAACTTTATTACGATGACGATATAGGTTTTGTCTATGTTTATACGAAATACCACAAATTTCACATTCATAATTCCTTAAATTCCTTAATTTTTTGTCTTTTTTTGGGGTGGTTACACCTTTTTCTTCCACTGGGCGTTTTTTACAACTATTTTCTTGTTTCTCTTCTGTTATGCTCTTATTAAAACTCGCAATTTCGTGTAACCTTTTTTTACGAGAATGTATATCAGTATTAAAATGTCTTTCCATATCATGTTTTCTCCTCGTTTTATAGTCACAAATATCACATATATAAAAGCCTAATTTTATAAAACGCATAAATTGTAACCAGGTGTAACCTTATAAAATATGAAGAATTTATTTTTAACTTTTTTTCATTAAGAAACAAAAAAAAATTATGCTCACAAAAAAATTAGTGATTTTTTGTTTTGTGACTAACATGCTCTAAACCACTTTTTTCACTTTTTTCAGAAACTAAAACTCATAATTGAAAAATGGACATCAAAAAACCATGTCCATTTTTGATTTTTGACCCAAAGTTTGTACAAAAACTTTTTTTTTCATTCTTTAAGTATCAAAAGTATTTATATATATAATTATATTTTATACTTAAAGAATTACACAAGATTTTCGTATGAATGCGAAGGAGTGTATGGACTGTAATTTATGCTGGGAAAAATAAGATTGTAGTATCATTATATATAAACTATAATAGTCTATGAATTCAACAAGTGATTTTAAGGTTTTATAATTCCCATTTTTAATAAAAAAGAATTTAGTTTTTCTTTGAGATTTTTCAAATTACGCATTTTTTCTGAGAACTTTGAAACCATTTCATTATCCAATAGTAACTCCAATTCATGACGATTCTGCTTTAATTTATTATTTTCTTCAATTATTTTTATAAGAGCTTCTGAAAGTGAATATAATTGGCTTTCTTGATATTCAATTATTTCTTTATTTTCTTCTATGAAATTTTCAATATACTCTTTATCCTCTTCAAATGATTCCTTCTTCAATACGGAATTCAACATCTCCTGTTCCTCCATATATCCCTGTATATTCTTTATATACTGTTCTGTTTCTCCTAAGTTATATGACGACAACTGGTCTAAAATATTCGCTGGTTTCTCATTTAAATTCAATGTATCCATATTATATATTATACATATATATATTAATATATACAGAATATTTTATGATGATATATGCTCTATATATTTTATAACAATTTATGTATAGTAATATAATATATAATATATAATATATAATATATAAATATTTTATGTGAGTCTTTTTGCAAAAATACCATGACCACTACAGCAAAAATGTGAGAATTTAAAATAACGATATGATAATATTCGTTTTATATAATGAAGAAATGGATTATTGTCTTTATGATGAATCATAATAGTCTTAAAGGTATCGGGAAAATGGAATGTATATGTACATATATCATTAGATATATCATTAGATATATCATTAGATATATTATTTTTTTTATGTTTATGTAAATGAATTATTTCTTGTTTATTTACATCTTCAAATAATAAAAGTAAATTTTCAAATATAAGAGGTATATATTCGTATACAGATTTTAATAATGGATCCTGATATAGATTTGTTATACATATAGTATCAAAATATAGAGTAATATGTTTTGTTGAAGATAAACATATACTATATTGAGGGTTCAGAAATAGAGGTTTTCTATATATTTGTAAATAATAATATAAAGTTGGACATAATTCTTGTAATGATTGATATTCTTTTGAAGATTCATGATAACATGGAATATATAGAAAATCAGATATATAATGAATAAGTGATTCCGGTAATCTTTCTATACCGTTCATAATTGTATTGTACTTTATCATATTTACTTCGTGGAGAGATAATTCAATTTTATAAAAATGATAATTATATTCTTTTTATAAAAAGGATTATTTATTATTTTGTTTGAATGTTTTATAACTTTTACATATAATTTTATAAAACCAAAATAAATTTAATATATTTAATACACATAAATATAATATCAGTAAATAATATTCAAAGGATACATTATAAAAATAATATGATATATATGTAAAATAATTTAAATAAAGTATACGTGTTATAAAAAATGTTACCACAAATGCAAGTATTATATAAATATTTTTTGTATATAAAAAATTATAAAAAATAGTAGATAATTCAATAATAATCACATATGGATATAAAAATACATTTAAATAATAAGCAGAAAATACAAATAAAAAAAATAATATTCCATGAATAATAAAATCAGGTCGTTTTTGTATTAATCCAATATAAATATCATATATACTAAATACCAATGAAAATATCATCAACTTATGTATTGTTTTTTGTGTATTTTTCGAAATTTCCCTTTTAATTACATTTTTTATTGAAGTATTTGGATATTTTTTTGATAAATCTTTTAATTTATTTATAGATGGAAGTTTTTTATTTATATATAAATATAGTAAAACACATAATACAATCGTAGTATGAATTAAAGATTTTAAATTTAATTTGAGTTTGAAATATTCAGTAATTTTTTTCAATATAGTAAATAAAATAAAGGATAATATGAATAATAATGGATGTAAATATTCATCATTCATGATCTTTATCTATCTCCGAATTTAAATTGAATATACATATATATTTTTCATTTTAAATGAATATGTAACATATATGTAACATATATATAATATATGTATAATCTCTCCATGTATTGAAATTTACTTTTTAGATTTAATAAATACATTGTATGTCTTTTTAATAATAAGATAAAACCAATAAAAATTAAGAACAGAACCCATACATAATAATATCTTTATAAACATAGATATATCATAATATACAAACAATTGATACACAAGATATGGTGCATATATTATTCTACATATAAAGAATGTTAATATAAAAAGTATAATTATACATGTATTTTTTGTGTATAAAAAATTTAAAAATAAAGTTGATAATTCAATTACTATAAGATATGGATATATACCATTATTAATATACATATAAAGAGAAGCAATTGTGAATAATAAACCATGAAATAACAAATCATATCTTTTTTCATATATTCCATAAAATATATCGTGTATTGAATATCCCATTGAAATAATAATTGTACATAAAATCATATTTTTAATCATAATTACATTTTTCTGTCTATTTATATGTATATGTATTAAATCATCAAAATTATTGTTTTCTTCTACTATTGATAGTTTTTTTAGTTGGGATAAAGTTGGAATATATTTATATATAAATAATAAAAATACAACAGCTAATGTAATAATACAATGAACAACCGAAAATATATTTAATTTTGTATTTATCTTCAACTTAATAGAATGTAATAAGAAAAATAATATTATAGAAAATATGAATAATAATGGATGTAAATATTCATCATTCATGATCTTTATCTATCTCCGAATTTAAATTGAATATACATATATATTTTTCATTTTAAATGAATATGTAACACATATGTAACATATATATAATATATGTATAATCTCTCCATCTATCGATTTTTACCTTTTGGATTTAATAAATACATTGTATGTCTTTTTAATAATAAAATAAAACCAATAATAATTCAAAATAAATGCTAAAAATATTAATGTTTTAATAGTTATTGTAGTATTATAAGATGTAAAAGAATTATATAATAAATATGGATAATATACTATTCTACACATAAAAAAAGATATAATAAATGCAATTATAATATAACTATTTTTTGTATATACAAAATTGAAAAAAATAGTAGAAAATTCTGTAAATAATACATATGGATACAATATAGTATATTCATACATATATATACATGCTACTAAAAACAGTATACCATGTAATATAAAATCATATCGTTTTTCATATACACCATGAAAAATATCATGAATAGAGTATCCCATAGTAAAGATTACTGAATATTTTAATATTTTGTTTATTATATTGGATTTTTTTTGTCTTTCTATATAATTTTTAACAATATTAGTTATAATAGTATCTTTATCTAATAATGATAACGTTTTTAATTGTGGAATACTAGGAATGTATTTATATATAAATAATAAAAATACAACAGCTAATGAAATAATACAATGAAATAATGAAAAAATATTTATTCTCGTTTTTAATTGAATATTGATATAATGTAATATGAAAAATACTATTATAGAGAATAGGAATAATAATGGATGTAAATATTCATCATTCATATTTAATAGAATTACAATACAAATATAAATAAAAAAATATAATTAAATGTATTAATATGAATATTGGAGCAGGAATATTACCATATACCTATATTAATAATGATACATATTATTTATTTGGTTTAGATAAATCAACTGGTTTATATTCAGATTTTGGAGGAAGATGTGAGAGAAACGATACAAATAATTATACATGTGCTATACGAGAGATGCAAGAAGAAACATTAAGTATAATCTCTCCACAAGAATTATTTATAAATTTGAATACAATATATAAAGTAAATACCTTATATTATGTATCTTATTTGATGTATATTCAATATAAACCATATATGATTACTATGTATAATCGTATAATTCAATATTTACAAAATAAAATAAATGATAAATATATTGAAAAAATAGAAATGAAATGGTTTTCAAAAAAAGAAATGAGAAATAATATACATAAATTTCGTAAACATATGTATGAAATAATAAATAATATATAATGTATATTGTAATAATCTATAAAAATCAATTTGATTTACACATTAAAAATATACATGCCATTATTCTAAAACCAAAAAATACTGAAAATAATATTATAAAATAAATCCATTCATTATCTACATATACATTATTACGAGGAAAAAGAGCATTTTCATTTATAGTAATATTATCAGGACATGTAAAATTCGTAGAAGATACAGGAAATGGACAACCTATAATAGTTTCATAATATAATTCTTTATGTGTGTTTGGAAAATTTTGAGGAATAGAATTAAATTCATAAATCATGGAGAGATTAATACCATATTTTAAAGCACATATATATTGTATCCAACGAATAAAAGATGGTATTTTTTGAATAGATACGAAAAACCCAGCAAATAATATCTGTGGAACCGTAATTAATGGAGATAATTGTATGGCTATTTGTGCGTTTGATGCAATGGAACCAACTAATATAGATATAGATGATGCAGTTAATCCTAAAAGTGTAATAGATAATGATAAATAAAAGAAATTTGCTTGAAATCCAATAAGAAAATAATTAATAAGTAAAATAAATGAAGTTTGTATAAAAGCCATAGGTATTTCAGTAATCATTTTAGAAATGAAATAAGGAACGATGGAATACATACGAACTGAATATTCACGTAAAAAAATAGGACGTTCTAATGGAAATAATAAAATAATAGGTTGTGATAAAGCAAACATACTACCTATAGCAACTTGTGTTAATGCACCAAAGTGATTTTGTACATGTTGTGTAATACCCATGAGATCAGGTGTATCATCAGAAGTCCATGTAGCACAATCTTTAAATACAGAAGCAATAATGAGATTTAAAAAGAGAATACTGGAAAATTGTGCGAATAAGGTAATATAATCTCTGAATATTTTCTGAAATTCACGAGATGATAAAAGATATAATTGATAACAACACGATGGTCTTTTATAACCATTTGTTTTAATTATGAGAGAATCATCTGTTAATAAAGGAGTATGAATAGTATTAGTATTTTTAGTTTTTGTAATAGTATCTGTGGAGAGATAAGGTGAAGATTGATTATTAAGAGTTTCTAATGTATGTGAATAATCTTCCCATAATTGAATAAGAATAGGTATATCTGATGTTTTTTGCGATAATGATATAATATAATCAGCAGGATTATTGTTTTTTGGACAAATATACCGAATAGATGTTAAATAAGAAATAAGATTAGATGTAGAGGAATTATATATAGTATTACCCTTTGTAATAATCATAAGTTTATCAAACATTTCGAATATATCATAAGAAGGTTGATGAATAGTTGTAATAATTATTTTATTTTTAGAAGTTGCTATATTTTTAAGTAGAGAGATGATGTTATATGCGGAAAAACTATCGAGACCACTGGTAGGTTCATCAAGAAAAATAATATCAGGTTCAGCAATTATTTCAATACCGATGGATGTGCGTTTTTTCTCTCCACCAGATAAACCTTTTATAATAGTTGAACCAATTAAAGTATCAGCACATGATTGTAGAGATAATTGTTCTATTAAATCATTTACAATAAGATGTTTTTCTTTATATGGAATAGTAGATGAAAGACGTAAAGAGGCTGAAAACATAAGAGCTTCACGAGGAGTATGTGTTGGAAATAAATGGTCTTCTTGTGGAACATAGGATATGTATTTCTTCAAAGAGGATTTAGGAATAGGTTTAGACATAGTTGAGGGAGAATAAGAAATAGAACCGGATGATGTATAATGAGAAGGTAATTGTTGTGATAGAGTATTTAGTAAGGTTGTTTTACCAGAACCACTTGGACCCATGATGGACATAATTTCACCGGAAGTAATAGAAGAAGAATTATTTTCGAGTATGGTTTTATGTTTAATAGAAACATG